GTTCTTCTTTGTATTTTTCAATAAAACTATTTCTAGTAAATCTATGACTTTTTATCTCTCTATTATCTTGTTTAATGGGTTTCATTTTTTAACTAAATCTATAACCTCTTGAGCTATCCCATCATAGTCATAGAGACCTGTCATCTCGTCTTTGTTGTGTTCTAGGATGTCTAGGAATAACTTGTCAATAAATTCTTCTATACCCCTATGTGGAGTTGTTTTAAACTTGTCTAGGTATCTATCTCTCCAGTCATAGCGAACCTTAACGGTGCTTCCAGTCGTAGCGTCACGCTTCCTCTTGGTTTGGCTACCGCATGGGTTCATGATATTGCATGGTTTTCCACATTTACTACATTGCCAGTAGTGAGTTCCCTCGTCTTTTGGGTATCCTTGAACTGAGAGAACATTAGCCCCACAGCAGTCTGATGTTTGTTTATCCTGTACCGAACTGTCCTGTTTCTTCGGACGTTTGATTGAACTGGTAACAAGATTATTTCTCGCTCCCAGTTTAGTTTCAATAAAAGTAACATCCATTAGTTTCATTATGTCCATAAACTGCTCTACAATAGGCTTTTTAGTAGCGATTATCTTGTCTACTTCCTTAGAATAATCGTGAAGGTTAGTGATTTTTTTAGTCTTATTCACGGTTTTCCTCCCTTAAAATTACCTCTCTTTCTAGCCAAGAGCGTCTAACTGATAACCCGTCAAGGGTAATTATTTCCACCGAGAGTTCATGTAAATTATCCCCCGTGATTTCTATAAGTTCATCAAACATTTCAGTGTAGTGTTTGTCTACAATGTCTTGTATGTTTTTTGTTGCGTGATTGTTGCGTGATTTCTGCGTCATTTAAATAAACTTAAAAAGTTAAGAATTAAGTAAAGTATAAACCAAACTGGGATAAAGATAGCGAGAAATGTTTTCATTGCCAACACCTCTGACTTGAACGCCAAGGTCGGTCTCCCTGAGTTTTATAAACTTTCCAAAAGCAATTAATGTTATCTACAAAATTATATACATTGCCATCTTTTAGACAGTTGGCTCTCCAAGTACCGTCAATGAATTGATAAATTCCCTTCGCAGTAGACTGAGGATTCTTGGCGTATTGGTTAAAATTACTTTCACATCTAGCAATCCTAATTGCTTTGGTAATGTCTTGATTTTCAAATCCTAATTGTTCACCTCGGTATCTCAAGTATCTTAGAGGCTCGGCTTTATAGTATTCTTCGTCGTGTTCATCTGCTTTCACCTCTTGAATAATCGTTTGTCCTAGGGGCTGTGGTGAGGTCTTAGGGGCATTAAAGAGACTGTTGATAAGAATTATGGCTGCGATAATTCCAGCAATAAAGGCGAACCATAAAGCACCACGATTGACTTTGTAATAAGACTTTACTTTTCCCCATTTTCTCTTGATTTTGGTTTTAGTTTTCATATTTTAATAATAATTAATCACCTGCTCGATGGGAGGAGTGAGCTTTTGACACCAACTCCCCCTATCCAATAGGTTATTTAATTCCTAAAATAATATCTAACTGTTTGCTGAATTGTTTGACAAGACCGGAAACTTCATTCACCCTACAGCTAGCATACTTTTGGGCAAAGTCCATAGATAAATCTAAAATTCTATCTTTTTCGTCCATCTTTTTTATCATGGTTGTAGTTTTCATAGTTCCTCCTCCTCTTCTTCTCCGCTGTCGTCGTCCATTTCGGTTTCGACTTCGGAGAATTTTTCCCAGTCGGTTTCTTTCCATGAGTCTTTAAACTTAGAAGCGTTTCGATGAAGTTTCTTGATGTACTCTTCTTTCATTTTTGGAGTTTTATATATGTTAGGGATATCCATAGTTTTTATTTTTGAAGATTTAAACCGCTAATGATATTTGAGGCAACATCTTTAGTAATGGTCTTCATGCTTTCAAAGTGGAACTTCTCTTTTAGTTCTTCTTCGGTAACACCCTTGGATTTAGAGATTGCAAAGATAGCTCTTATTTGTGCCTCGCTGGCTAGTTCGTTAGATTTGGCTTCTTTTGTCTCGGTTTTAGGTTGTGGCCTGGGAGTAACATTTTCTCCTCTTCCGGTGGCGCTTTCTGCGTCATCATCATCAGCAGGTAAGCCTAAGAGGGACATAAGGCCATACCGCCTTGCGTAAGTAATGGCGGAGCCTTGGGCCTGTGGATCGTTATCAACTTTGCAGACTATCGGAGTGCCTTCATCTTCTATGGTTGTGCCATCGGTGAATAAGAGTCGGGTTTTTACTTTGTCGCCCATAACAGGTTGGAGTATTGAAAACCCAGCTTCGTTAAGTACCTCTTTTACGTTGTCGAATACAGCAGAGAGGGTAGCATATCGGGAATTAAAGTAGGGGTTTGTGCCGTCTTTCTTTACTGGTTTGATTTTCTTTTGAGCTTCTAAAAAGGCTTGATTTATGTTTGTCATTTTTTCTGTCATATAGAAATAAATTGATAAATTAGGGAACTAAAGAATGAATGAATCAATAACCGGAGTTTCTTTAATAACGATTGTGCCATACTCGGTTTGAGTATCGACTGTTTGAGTTCTTTTTGTTTTTGTCATTAGGATAGGATACCAAGCGGTTGGCAGTCAAGTCAATAGGCAAATGCTAGGTAAATCTATATCAAAAGAAGTCAAATTTCTAGTTCTTTTAGGGCTTGTCTTTTGAGTCTTTTAGCTTCAACACCTAATCTACTTATACGTTTAAAATGTTCATCACCGTATTTTTTACGGGTTGCTTTGCCCCCACTAGAGCCGAGGAGTTTGGCGATTTGTCTGTTTGTAAGTTCTAAATCCATAACCTAATATAGACATCAGGCGCTTGAAAATCAAGAGTATAATTTCCTTAGGTAGAAAATGTCTAAAAGAAGGGCAAAAAACGAAGGTTCAAATCCAATCGCTCCACCATGTACCCAAATGGCGTTAGGATAATCTTTTAAAACCTTTTCAAGGTCCGCTTCATTACATAACTTGTCTCTGTGTCCGGTGAAGGCAATATACATCATATTATCCAAAAATCATTCTAGCTTGGTTTTCTGTGGCTGGAGTGAATTCTACTAGATACATTGTGTTTTTTATAGGGTTTGTGATGTAAATCCGAGAAGATATTGCTTTGTCATTTTTCTCTTTGCAGTAAACACAAGGGTATCCTTTTATTGGTTCTAAATAAATACTTATCCTATTCTGATCTCCAAAACAGACATTCGGCTCACTTAAACTGTCAAGGATTGCCATTGCTTCTTCCCAGTTTCCATATCTTTGAGTATTGAGTTCCTTTACTCTTTCAAGACAAGCATACCAGTAGGTTTTTAAATCTTTCCGGGTATCTCCACTTTCATTCCTTTGTTTGATTTCTTTCATTAAATTGTAAATTTGCCGGCCATTGCCGTTTTTGATTTTATCTAGGATATCCATCATTTTCTTTAATTAATAATTGGGAAATGTAATCTACTGGTTCGCCTTGTGGGTTCTTTCTTCTGAATAAAATCGTTGGAGTCATTTTGTCTCTCCAAAACTTATCGTATTTAATATTCCTTATTGCCTCTTCAATCTCTTTTGGTTGGTAGGTATCTAGCCAATACGCTAAATTGTTTTTAAAACTATCTATCCCTTTAAACTTTCTTCCGAGATAAACATTAAAAGCTTCATTAATTTTTTCTGCTACATCTTCCAGCGATAAATTGGCCTCTGTATACTTCTTATCATTCTTTACATTCTTATCATTCTTAGTAACGTCCTCACTTGTTCCTCGTTTGTTCCTCATTTGTTCCTCATTCTGTTGCTCACTTGATTGGTACTTGTCCCAATTTTTTACTATTCCTACGCTAAATTTGTTACTAGATTGAACCTCGATTTGTTCCTCATTTTTGAAGGTTTTTACAATTCGCTCAACAGTTCCTCGTGGAATGCCTGTATCCTCTGATATTCTTATCGCTCCAAAAGTAAACTCTCCTCTTTTAAGAAAACGTCTTTCTCCCTTCCATAAAATAGATGGCATTTCTTCTGGCAATTTGTCTATCCATTTTTTACCGTCTAACTTCTTTCCATGTTCAGCATGAGACAATATCCAGATCCAAACAGATAAATAAGCTGGTTTGTTCATATAAGGATTATCAAATATCTTCCGGTATAGTTTTACCCACCCAGTATTATTTTCCATTTTTACTTATCTCAACTGGTAATCCTGTAAGTTTGTCTATCGTGATATATCCTCTACCATTACAGGCGTGGCATTTTATTTGTCCAAATTTAAGGGTCCCAAAGCCATTACAGACAATACATTTATGGATTTCAAATTGAGTAATTTCCTCTGTCTGTCTATCTATCATAATTCAATACTAAAGACTCTATTCGGATATTTCAACTAGTAAAATCTGGCATAAACTCTATCAAATTCTCGGCCTAATCGTTTGTTTGTCGATAACAGAGAAGGATTAAAAGTAAATAAGGACGGGGACGTGTTGTGTCCGGTGTGCGGAAAAGAACTTGCTTGGGTGTGTTGGGGAAGAGCTGAACCGTGTGCTGATTGTGAAACCATAGACCTGATAAGAGGACGGACAATGCACTGAATGCGGAGATTAAATGACTACTCCCCTACTCCACAGGTATCCCCTATTTTTTAATTATAGGCACAATAGATGACTCCCCTACCGTAAAATGGGACTTGAGTAGGGGACTGTTAGCAAATGATTACCGCTTGTGCTAATATAAGAGTGTGAATATTAGACTTAATGATTCCAACCCTCGGTTTATTAAGGACGACAAGTTTAAGAAGCTGGTCAATTCAATTAAAGAATTTCCCAAGATGTTAGAGCTTAGACCTATCATTGTAGATAATACCGGCATGATACTTGGCGGCAATATGAGATATAGAGCCTTACAAGAATTAGGGATGAAAGTAAAAGACGAATGGGTAAAAGTGGCTGATAAGTTGACTGATGAAGAAAGACGAAGGTTTATAGTTGAAGATAATGTCGGTTTTGGTGATTGGGACTGGGATATTTTATCCGAACAATATGAAAAGGAAGAACTAGAAGATTGGGGAATGGATGTGGATAAATGGAAAGAAGATGAGGTAGTAGAAGATGAAGTCCCGGAAGTTACCGAAAATCCTGTATCAAAGTTAGGTGAAGTGTATCAGTTAGGTAGACATAGAATAATGTGTGGGGATAGCACCAAGATTGAAGATGTAGAAAAGTTAATGGATGGGAAGAAAGCGGATATGGTGTTTACTGATCCTCCGTATGGGATGGATTTGGATGTAAAAAATAGTGATAACTTGGGGGGTAAAGACGGATGGAAAAATAAAGCAAAACATTATTCAAAAGTAATTGGTGATGATAAAGACTACAATCCCACACATTTGTTTAATATGTTCCCAGATGTAAAGGAAATGTTTTTATGGGGATTTGATTACTACGCTGAATTTATACCAAACAGGAAAGAAGGTAGTGTTTTAGTATGGGATAAAAGAGCTGGGGTTGAAGATATGAAATTAACATTTAGTGAGTTTGAACTGTGCTGGAGTAAAGAAAAACACTTAAGGGAAGTAGTTAGAGTAACTTGGAGTGGTTTATTAGGAACGGAACAAGAGTTTGATCATAAAAGATATCACCCGACACAGAAACCTATTAAATTGTCAAAGTGGTTTATAGATAAATTCAGTAAAGACGGTGATTTGATAATTGATTTATTCTTAGGTTCAGGATCTACCCTCATCGCCTGTGAACAAACTAATAGAATCTGTTACGGAATGGAGATTGACCCACGCTATATTGACGTTATAAGGCGTAGATATTGGAAATTTATTAATGGAACAGAGGAGGGATGGCAAGATGGCACAAAATAATAGAAAACAAACATTTATTATTTGTAAAAACTGTGGTAAAAGTTTTCATCCCATTAGTGGACATTTAAAGCAGGAAACTTGTGGTTATGATTGTGCCATAGCGTTAAGAGTAATTCGTGGTGCTACTAAAAAAGGAAAACACTATCCACACCTTTTTAGAGCAAGAGTTGGTAACTGTTTGACTTGTGGTAAAGAATACAGAGCTGTTGCAGATTTTAGTAATAGAGAACAAAGATATTGTAGTCATTTATGTTATATGAAGTCTAGGCACGAAACTAAACCAGAGGAAATAATGAGAATCTATTTAACTAAGATGGGATTAGAATTTGAACAGGAGAAAAGAATTGGAAGGTATTATGCTGATTTTTATTTACCTAAAGAAAATAAAGTTATTGAATGTGACGGAACATATTGGCATCGGGATAGACAAGAAAAAGACAACCTAAAAACAAACTGGTTAATATCACAAGGTTATTTAGTTGAGAGAATACCAGAAGATGTAATTAGAAAGCGTTATGCAAAATTTATTAATTCAGAAGATTGGGAGTCTGTAACTCCAAAAATATTATGATAGAAAAAGTTAATCCAAGTCACCCGGACAAGCTAGCAGACAGAATTGCTGGTGCATTAGTAGATTATTGCTATACCCAAGAAGAACGACCAAAATGTGCGTTTGAAATATTGATAGGACATAAAAATACTTATATTATTTCAGAGGTTTCTGTACATATACCAAAAAAAATAGTAAAAAGTATCGTTTATAGAATAGCTGGAAAACATAAAATAACATATAAAGAAAATAAACAAGACGGGATATTGAATTTTAATCAATCAGAAAGTATAAAATGTGGCGATAATGGAATATTTAAAGGTGTACCAATTAAAAAAGAAATAAGTAAATTATCAGACATAGCAAAATATATATATTCAAATTTTGAAAGTGATGGTAAATATATACTTGATAATAAGAGGCTAATAATCTGTCAATCAAATGCTACCTGCAACCAAATATCAGAATTAATGCAAACAATATCTCCAAAATATAAATTAAAAGAAATTATAATAAATCCTCTTGGATACTGGACTGGCGGAACTGATGTAGACAGTGGTGCTACTAACAGAAAATTAGGTAGTGATATGGGAGAGGCAGTAACAGGCGGTGGATTACATGGTAAGGATTTAAGTAAGGCAGATGTAAGTGTAAACATCTATGCTCATTTAAAAGCACAGAAAACAGGAAAAGTTGTTAATTTATGTTGTGCTATTGGTGATGATACAGTCGATGGTAAGCCATACAGTGAAATAGTAAAAATAGCATCTGATTATATTAAAAAATTAGGTGGATTTGAAAAGTTAGCAGAGTGGGGTTTGGTATAATAAAAATATGGAAGATAACACCACGAATAAAAACGTAGAAAAAACGTACACTGATGAAAAGACAGGTAAGTTTGTAAAAGGTAATCCTGGTGGCGGTAGACCAGTTGGATCAGTTTCAATTGTTGAAGGTATAAAAAAGAAATTATTAGAAATTGAGCCAGAGAATAAGAAAACTTATCTTGATTTATTCCTCTCCCGATATTTTAGAAAAGCTATTAAAGATGGTGATGTAGGACTGATAAGGGATATGATAAATAGAATTGATGGTATGCCACAACAAAGAACAGATATTACAAGTGGTGACAAACCAATTCCAATATTAAATGCCATACATTCTAACCACAGCAGTCAAGAAGCTGACGAAACTACAAAAGAGGATTAAAGGGATTGCCGGCGGTACTGCCGCTTCTAAAACAGTCTCCATTATTCAGATCCTCATCGACAAAGCCCAAAGGGATAAATCCCCAACTCTCACCTCTATTACTTCCGAGTCAATGCCTCACCTCAAGCGTGGTGCTATTAGAGATTTTTTAAACATCATGCAGGAACAACATTACTTTAATGACGACCTATGGAATAAGTCAGATTTTACTTATACCTTCGAGACTGGAAGCAAAATCGAATTCTTTTCGCTGGACATGCCTCATAAGGTGAGAGGTCCAAGACGTGAGAGATTGTTTATCAACGAGGCAAATAACATCCCCTTGGAAACATTTGACCAACTGGAAGTTAGAACCAAAGAAGAAATCTGGCTTGACTGGAATCCGACAAATGAGTTTTGGTTTTACACCGAAGTTTTAAACAAGAGAGATGATGTTGATTTTGAAATCTTAACCTACAAGGACAATGAAGGTTGTCCTAAAGAAGTAAAGGATTCCATCGAGAGACGCAGAGAAAATAAGAACTGGTGGCGTGTATATGGTGAGGGTCAATTAGGTGAAGTCGAGGGTAAGATTTACAAAGATTGGGCGATTATAGAGGATATCCCCCATGAAGCACGTCTAGAGCGTTATGGGCTTGATTTTGGTTACTCGAATGACCCTACAGCTATTGTCGCAGTCTATTATTACAACGGGGGGTATATTTTAGATGAAGTTACTTATCAAAAAGGACTCTCTAATAAACAGATAGCAGACATTTTAAACAATCAACCCAAAGCCTTAGTTATCGCTGATAGTGCCGAACCTAAAAGTATTGACGAGATTATGAGCTATGGGGTGAATATACTAGCAAGTAATAAAGGTCCAGGAAGCGTCAATCAAGGTATAGCGTATGTACAGGACCAGAGAATAAGCCTAACTAAACGGAGTCTAAATCTCATCAAAGAATACCGGAATTACATGTGGAAAACAGATAAAGATGGAAAGATTATTAATGAACCGGATGTAGGTTGGGATCACGGAATGGACGGCTTAAGATATGCTCTAGAAAGCTTTAGGCCAGTTCAAGACGACCAAGAATATCCTGATTTTAAAATGTTTAATCACGGCTACTACTGATGGAAGAACATAACCTTGCCCCACTAGCTGAACTTGATAGACAAGCCAAACTACAACGCTATGGATCTCTCTCGGTTACCTTGGAAATGCACGATGGCATGATAGTAGGTTTACAGGGCAATCAAATCCAACGAGTACGCTTCAAGGAAGGAGAGAACACTCAAGCCACTTCACTTATTCTTTCGGAGATTAAATCCCTCTACGATAATAAGGAATCGGGAATGTTCACCCTCTCGGTTAAATTAGAACAAGGCAATCTAAAAGAAGTCTATTTACAACGGAACTTAAAGAAAAACTATCAGTTATCAAAATCATGTGATAGCAAATAGTTGACAGAATTGCTATAATCACAAAAGGTAGATTTACCTGCGGGGAAACCCGAACAAGTAAATGCCGTCCACATTAGGACGGCTTTTTTTATATGTCTAAACAAAAACAAACCAAACCCGTAACTAAAGCTAAAAATACTAGAGAAGATGAAAGAGTCTCCAAGTACCAATCAGAGTGGCAAAACTGTGATTCGGCATTATCCAAGATCAGATCCGAATGGCGTGAAAACGAAGCAATATTTTTCAATGACGATAAAGGCGAAGCGGCCACCGATAGCAAATCCAATGTCAATGACGGACACCTATCAACTGCCGTCATTCAACGAACCCAAAGAATCTCTGCTCAACCAGCCACAGGGAAAGTCGAGTACTTAGATCGTAAAGATCGTGGTAAGAATCAATTACTCAACCTCATTCTTCAACGCTATATCATTCCCAATTCTAACGCCCAGTATAAACATTTAATGAAGATCAAATTAACTTCGGTTTATTCCCAAATCTATGGCAAGCAACCTGTTTTAGTTGATTATGTCGTGTCTGATGATTATGTCGGGCCAGACTTTTGGCTTATTCCCGTTGACCGTTACTACCCTCAACCAGGAGTATTCCAAGATGATGACCAGGATTATTGCTTTGTAGACACTCTACAAACGTTAGGCTCACTCAAAAACCTCTCTAAATCTACATGGAAGAATATTGATTTACTCGTCAAAGCCATTAAAGACAAAAAATCCAAAGTCTCTTATGTCAATCAAACCTCCAATGAAGAAAAGTATTCAGTAGATTTTGAAGGCGTATTACTCCGCACAAAGTACGAAAGAGAAAAATGGATCACTTACGCTCCCGACTTCCCTCAAATTGGCATATTAAGAGAGATTGACAACCCTCATAAGAATGGACGACTGCCAATCGTAGTCAAACAAACCTTTCCCTTATTAGATAGAGCTACCGGATGGGGAGATACAGAACGTGGTAAACCTCTACAACTAACTCAGAACTCATTAGTTAACCTTTCACTAGACAGTGCGAAGAATAAACTATTTCCTACTGTGATTGTTAATCCCCGAAACGTAGTCAAACCGACTTTAAAACGTGAATACGGAGCAATATGGGAAGAATTAGTCCCCAATTCCATCCGTCCCTTAGTAAATGGTAACGAGGATATTAATACTTTCAATAATTTATCTGGTTATGTCCTTTCCTCACTCAATAATCTATTAGGTACTACTGATCTATCAGTATCTAAAAATGTCGACATGAATATGGGTAAGACCCCACAGGCTTTAAAAATGCAACAAATCAAAGAAAGTGCTGCCGACGCTTGGGAAAGACAGTCATTGGAAGATTTTGTTGAAGAATTGTATGATCGGATGATCGAATTGCTATCAGTCAATCAACCCAAACCGATTGATCTAAACCTTTTTGGTGGAGAAATTGAACAAATTAGCGAAATATACCCTGATATTGAAGAAGTTGCCGAAGTAAAAGGACAGGGGAAGTACAGAATTAAACCGGAAATGATTAAAGGTAAGTTTAGATTCTTTATTGACGCTGGGACAACGGTACAAAAAGATTCTTTAGAAGAAAATCAATCACTAACTGCTATTATTCAACTGATTACTCAAAATCCCCAAATCCGACAGGAACTCCAAGCCAAAGGCAAGGATATTGATGTAGCCGAACTGATTAAACGCTGGGTGATTACTACGGGAGTCAAAGATTCTGACAAAATCGTAGTCGATTATCAACCTGAACCTCAAATGGACCAAAACATGGCTCAAAACATGCCAAATCCTATGCCTGAGACCTCACCACAGCCCCAAGAACAAACGAATGGACAAATTCCGACACAAGATAGCTCTCAAGTTATGCCAAACTTACAAGACCCAGCCATTCAACAGGCGGCAATGGCACTTTTAGGAGGTAGAAGATGAAACTAATTGATATTTACACCCAAATCAATGAAGGCAAAGGCTTTGATTACAATCCTGAGGTTTTGGCTGAGTTAGCTACCACTAAGTATTGGGAGGCTTTAAAACCTGTTTTACAGGGAATGATTGCTGACCTACTCACTCAGGCAGATGACATCTCGAAAGTCCATGAAGGGCAAATGTCTTTGAAGGCGTATGGGGAACTCTCCTATATCGCTAGGGTGGCCTCAGCCAAAATACAATCTATTATTGACCTCGTGGAGAAGACTAAAGATGGATATGTCGACTCCGGAAAATGAGGCTTTGCACCTTGAAATAGATAGAGATACTTTGACTTCTCAAGTCAAGGAAGGCTTATATGGCCATCAATGGATACAGAGAGGTGTGTATCTAGTTTGTCGGTCTTGTCCGATTGAACACTCCATTTATATCGGAGTAAATCGGCTTTATTTAGGGCCAAACAAAAAAGGTCTACCTAAATTCAAGAGGATTGACCGTTGAACCTTATTAGATTTAACGGTGAGTCCTACTGATCATAGGACGAACAGGTGAGGTCGACACTACCTGGTTACAAATGGAGTCGTTTTAAAAATATGGACGAAACAAATGCAGAAGTCCAACAGGACAGCGTTGAGGAAACCAACGAGACCCCGCAAGTCGAATCTGAACAAGTAGATACCACTCAGGAAGTTGAACAGAATGAGCCGATCAGCTCTGAAGAACAACCGAAAGAGTCAGTTAGTCATAAGCCTACAAGGGCAGAAAGACGGATTCAAAAATTGTCTTCGAGAGTCAAAGAACTTTCGGAACGGCAAACCCCGCCTAACACTGATGTGTTTGGCAATAATTTGCCCCCTTGGTGGGGAAACCAAAACCAAGTTAGC